CATAAGATTTTAGTTTGTCTGCCGTGTAGTGCGCCACGTAACGGGCGCATGAAGGGTCGAAATCGGTGAATACGATTCGCCCTCGTTTTTGCCACGCATCCTGAAGGATCGGGTGGGTGTATTGAATGTGTCCTTTGTCGGAGATGTCTACGGGGTAGCGTTTCGAAGGCATCCATCCGAAAATTATCGCATGATAATGAGGACGGCCTTTCCGGGTCCCATATTCCCCGGCTGCAAAATATCGTATAGATACGCCTAATTTTGCTCTGAGGTTTTTCCAGAACAGTTGTAGATCGCGTTTGTCGAGTGAGCCGCAGGCGGGGAGGTGGGTTTCGTCATAGGTGAGCGTGACGAAGCACGAGACGTTGTGCATTTGTGATTCATGGTAGCAGCGTATGGCCCAGTCGCGGGCATGGTCTGCTTTACAACCATTACACATCCCGCAGCGGATATGGATAAAGCCGTTAGAGCCAAGAGCTTTTTCATGTCGAACGAATGTGACTTTACCTTCGGAGCTAAGGTAAGCTGGTTTTGGGTAGAGACAAGCCATGATTTGTTTCTGCCTTTTGGGTCCGGGGCTGGGTCGAGCTCCGGGCCTTTTTTTTAGAGTCGGATGCCGCCGCGCATGATTCGCCCTGGCATATTCCGTTTATGTACTTTCCGGGCTGTCCGAGAAAAGAGTTTCCGGGATTTGCGTTTTTTCATTTTTGTGCGGCGCATAGTCATACCTGTAGATTGATTTTCCTTGTTTTGCCCAACAGTATTTGCAGGCATCGTCGGTCCAGAAATTTACCATCGGGACCGTTTTTTTACATACTTTGCATACTCTGGTGTGCATGGGTCGCTGCGCTCCTGTTGTTTTATTGTGCGGTGACTGTGGGGGTGTCGCCCCTTTGTCACCTAGCAGATTATATACAAGAGGATAATCTGCGCGTCAAGCACTTTGTTCAGGCGTGCTTGACGGGTCGCCTGACGGCTCCTGAGAGGCCTCTTCGACCTTTTCGGGTTCCGCTTCGAGCGGGAGCTCCGCTTCAGGTTCGGACGCAATAGCGTCCATGTCGAGGGTTCCTGCCTCTATTTGTGAGGCGATATCGGCGTTAACTATTGCCGCCTCCAGAAAGTCTCCTTCAGGGGCATCGCCGTATTTAGGGGTAGTCCTCGGAATGTGATTGATCATTCCTGTCTCCGTATACCGTTTGACGATTTGATTTACGTCGCATTCGTCTTTGAACGATTGCCTGGTCAAACTGGGTTGAGTAAAGATAATCGCGTGTGGCCGCGTTTTTAATTTAGATTTTGCATCCGCCATCTTTTGAGCATCCTTTCAACCCGGGCCGGGTTATCAATTATGTATTGAGCGATTTGTTCATCGGTCATGTTTTTTGTGTTGAGGTCGAGATTCTTCCGAACCATATCGACAGTTACGCGAGCGCGATCTTTCGGCCGAACCATGTTCTGTTCGGCGTAGTTCATTTCGAGCATTTCCATTGCTGATATTTTCGGCTGTTTTGCCGATGAGGTCGTCTGAGTTTTAAGTTTCTCAAGGAATTTCATTCCCTCGTTTTTAAGATGGCCGATTCCCTTGATCATCCAAGGGATCATAGTCTTTGCGCCGGTCTTGAGTTCGTCGATTACGTCGCCGCCGCCTTCGCCGATGGACGCCGGAATACCGAGCGCCTCGGCTTGTTTTGTTTTGAGATGCGCTGTCGCGTAGTTGAGTGCTGTTGCGGATGCAATATTGCCGATCTGGATAGCTGCGGCTTGTTTGGCTGCGCCTTCATTTTGCATTGTGGCGCTAGCGCCGGGAGGAGTGCTCGCAGAGTTACCCAGGGCGAGTACGCGGTTGAGACCCGCGGCCTTGAGGTCTTTTGCTGCGCGCTGGTAGGCGGTTCCGGACATTCTTTCCTGGAACGCCATTTGTTCGCGGGCAATCTGAAGATTAGCCGCGTTTGCGGACGCTTGTCCTTTGGAGCCGAACCATCCACCGATGACGTTACCGAGTGCGCCTAGGCCGCCTCCTATTACTGCGCCCATTGCTGGTGTCATTTTGTTTTCCCTTGTGTTACGCCGCCCCGACGTCGAAGAACTGGCCTTGCCAGAACCTTCGACATCGGTTCGCCGTTGCTAGAAGTGATCAATAAGACCAGGGACGCCGTACAGCGGCATAGGTCTGGCGCACCTAAGTTTAAAGTAAGCATCGAGAAGTAGGTGGGGTTCGGTTTGGACCGCTATTACGCGGTCGATTGGTGGGTTGTCCTCGATAAATTCTCCGGACAGTGTTGGAAGAGTCGCGAAGTCCTGGGCCAGATGCCATACGTCGAGCGGCTCCGGAGCTGTCGAACGCATAATACCGGTAACTTGCGACGGTTTGTAACGGTATTCGCCCCAAGATTCCTGATACCCGAAGACGTTGTCGTCTTCGGCGTTTCCCTGGGCGAAGATTTCTTTATTGAGAATTGCCTGTTCGCCCAGGTGAGACAGCGCAGGCCAGAAGAAATCGAACCGAGTAGAACGGGACCACATGCGGTTGAGTCCCTGTTGGTAGGTGAGATCGGCCCGAACATTTGCGAGGCCGATAACGTAACCATGTTCCACGAACGACTTAGTGAATCCAGCTTTAGCCTGGACAACTCCCATACCCGCGAGATTACCCTGCGGGGTTAGATCGACAGCGATGTCGGAGGGAGATTGCTGAGGGATAGGCGCGACAGAGATCATTTGCGACGAGCCACCGAGAAACTCGGGGCGTTGCAGTCGCGCGTCCGGTGAGGTGACTCCGAAGTGTGCTTTTAAAACTTCGACATAGCGTGTGCCACCTCGCGCATCGCGCTCAAGTAAGCGTTGAATTTGAAAGGACTGTCGAAGTTGGTTGATGGTGAAGCCACTAGCTTCCGAAAGGTCAGCGACGAGTTTGGGGTCATTCCATGCGGCCGGAGTAGTACCAGAGCCAGCACTGCCCCAATGGACAGTATCTTGACCATTTTCCGAATAAAGCGCTCCAGATGCAGTACCGACGTTAAACAACGGCTGGCCGTCAGTAGCCGGGTCGGAAATAACCGGAGCAGTATTGCCCAAAGGAACCGTAACCGGGTCACCTTTTTGGGGCCACGGAAGTGCTGAGGTGAAGTAGTCGTGACGCTTGCCACGTCTTAACATTGTATAGTTTGTAAAAAGATCCGTATCAGAAGTATCGACAAGAACACTATCTTGAAGGTTTTGATCCCGAAACCATTCGTTATAAATCAGATTGTAGGCGCGAAACGGCAGCGCATTAACCGCAATTACCGAGCTTAGCTGGTCGGCGGTCGGAAGGCCGTAGTAGTCGAAAATGCTGGATACCTCTGCGCCAGCATTTATATCGAAGGTTGGGACAGTGAAGTCCGTGTCGTCCGCCGGATTATCCTGTGCACCGTTGAATTTTTCCCAGTTTTGCCAGGTAAGGCGATTTGGCACGAAGAACCAAAACGTCTCAAGGTACAGGTTGTCAAGGAGGGGTTTGATTGGAGTTGCCAGCCTCCCGAACAGGGAGGCTGACAGGTTGAATGTATCGCCCGGTAAACACTCGTCAACGAAGATCGGAACGAGGTAGCCCGCGTCAAACGCGGTTTTCAGGCTAGATGAACGGTCAAAGGATGACCGGGGTATTTGGGCCTTGGGTACTTGTGAGAATGTGTGATTACCCTTCGATTTTCCGTATTTGCGCGCCATTTGTATCCCCGATCATGTCAAGTTGTTCTGTATCGGGTTCTTTTATCACGTACTCAATTCCGAGTCCAAGGCTTTCCGGAGTCAATAAGAGGTTGTACTGAGCGGTTTCGTCATCGAAGGTGCCGATGGTGAAGAGGGTGTAATCCTCCGGATGTGCGCCGAATTGGTGGTCTTTTGAATTTACGCAGTCTGAGAACGTGCGTTTTGCCATTGAAGTTTTAGGCAAGATAAACGGAGGGAGGTACGCTTCAGCTTTCGCGTCATAGATTGTGAAAACATTGTGAATCATTTTTGTGGTTCCTTATCGTGCGTGGGTCGTTTGTATTTAGTTAGCCTGGCATTTACTGCTTGTGCTTTCTGGTGAAGTCGGACGCCTTTTTCGTAAGGTAGGTCAGCGTTTGCTTTAAGGCGTTTGGCTTTGACTTCGGCCCAGAGATCCGGATGTTTGTCTTTGAGCCATTTGTAATAGAACCGAGGTGGCGGATACTCTTTGCCGTCCATAACCACTGAATCTGTTGGAAAGACCTCGGCGTAGTAAAGTTCAAGCCAACGTAGTCCGATCGCTGGCTTGAGGGATGATACTTGGAACTCCGGGCATAGTTGCCATATTTCGCCGGTCTGTATGTCAAGTTTTTCATAGGGTCGTAGTCCTGTTTCTGGGTCGATTGAATCGGCAGCATAAGATTTTAGTTTGTCTGCCGTGTAGTGTGCCACGTAACGGGCGCATGAAGGGTCGAAATCGGTGAATACGATTCGCCCTCGTTTTTGCCACGCGTCCTGAAGGATCGGGTGGGTATATTGAATATGGCCTTTGTCGGAGATGTCAACGGGATAGCGTTTTGAAGGCATCCAGCCGAAGATTATTGCGTGATAGTGTGGCCGGCCTTTTCTCGTGCCGTATTCGCCAGCGGCGAAGTACCTTATCGGGACCCCTAGTTTTGCTCTGAGATTTTTCCAGAACAGTTGCAGATCGCGTTTGTCGAGAGAGCCACAGGCGGGTAGGTGTGTTTCGTCGTAGGTGAGAGTAACGAAACATGACACGTGATGACATTGGGATTCGTGGTAGCAGCGAATTGCCCAGTCTCGTGCGTGGTCGGCTTTACAGCCATTGCACATCCCGCAGCGGATATGGATAAAGCCGTTAGAGCCAAGAGCTTTTTCATGTCTTACGAATGTGACTTTCCCCTCGGTAGAGAGGTATGCTGGTTTCGGGTAGAGACAAGCCATTATTGTTTCTTCCTGTTAGGTCCGGGGCTGGGTCGAGCTCCGGGCCTTTTTATTACATCCGGGTTCCGCCGCGCATGATTCGCCCTGGCATATTTTTACGATGTACTTTTTTGGCGGTCATCGAAAAGAGTTTCCGGGATTTACGTTTTTTCATCTTTCTGCGTTTCAAGGGATTTCTCCATTTTTCGCCATTGGCGTAGACCCAATCGGGTCCATTAATAATACGTCGTCGAAACGAACGGTAGAGCAGATAAAGTCGATCAAACATGGGTCGGTGTCCTCCGGACGGTTGTTTTGTTGTGCGGTGACTGTCGGTGTGTCGCCCCTTTGTCACCTAGCAGATTATATACAAGAGGATAATCTGCGCGTCAAGCACTATCGTCGGGCGTGCTTGACGGGTCGGCTGAGGCCTCCTGAGAGCCGTTTTCCGGCTCATTTGTGTCCGGTTCGGGCGTGGTTTCCGCTTCCGGTTCGGACGCTTCTAGCGCGTCCATGTCGAGGGTACCAGCCTCGATTTGTGAGGCGATATCCGCGTTGACTATCGCGGCTTCAAAGAAGTCCCCATCCGGGGCATCGCCGTACTGTGGGGTTGTCCTCGGAATGTGATTAATCATTCCGGTTTCGGTGTAGCGTTGCACGATTTGATTTACGTCGCACTCGTCCTTAAAGGACTGGCGAGTGAGCGACGGTTGCGTGAACGTAATTGCGTGTGGTCTAGTTTTTGCCTTCGGCACGTTCTTTTTCCTTTCGGTTAGCGCGGTCTGATACCGCTTTTTTCTGGGCCATGAGCCAGATTTTTTTCTTTTCGTCTTTCGTGAGTTTATCGCCACCTTTGGATTCTACGATTCCTTGATAAGTGGCTATAGCAGCGAGCAGAACTTCAGCTCGTGCTCTTTGTTCCGGTGTGCGTTTGCCGGGATTGCCGAACCCTTTTTTAGCGGAGTTGATCGGATCGCCAGAGGGTACGGTTTCGCCGGACATGAAGCCTTCAAAGTCCTCGACTTTGGCGATACCTTTTTTTACGAGATCCTGTGCGACCGGGACAGCTTTGTCGATTGCCTCGTTTATAGGCTTTTCGACAGTTTTAGCGAGCCGGGACAGTGCCCGGGCCGCGATTGCTTTGGGTTCGTTGACATCAGCTTCGTAGCTGGTTTTTCTAGCCTGAGCGGCGGTGAGTGCCGTACTAACGGCAGCGGGTATTGCGTTCCCGATGCCCGCGCCGAGTGCGGCTTTTGCGTTTTGCATTGTAGCGCTAGCGCCGGGGGGAGTGCTCGCAGAATTGCCGAGGGCCAATATTCGGTTAAGGCCCGCGGCTTTGAGGTCTTTTGCTGCGCGTTGATAAGCCGTTCCTGACATTCGTTCTTGGAACGCCATTTGTTCGCGAGCAATCTGAAGATTGGCCGCGTTAGCAGACTCTTGTCCTTTTGAGCCGAACCATCCACCGACGACAGAGCCGAGGCCTGTAAGTGCGCCGCCTACGATTGCTGGGTCCATCTTGTTTTCCTTAGTGTTCCGCCGCCCCGACGTCGAAGAACTGGCCTTGCCAGAACCTTCGACATCGGTTCGCCGGTGTTAGAAGTGGTCGATTAGACCCGGTACTCCGTAGAGAGGCATCGGTCGGGCGCACCTGAGTTTAAAGTAAGCGTCAAGAAGAAGGTGAGGTTCGTCTTGGACCGCGATTACGCGGTCGATTGGGGGATTGTCCTCAATGAATTGGGATGAGAGCGTTGGCCGGATTGCGAAGTCCTGTGCGAGATGCCATACATCCAGTGGTGCGCTGGAAGTGCTTCGCATAACGCCTGTTACCTGACTCGGTTTGTAGCGGTATTCGGCCCATGATTCTTGATAGCCGAAAACGTCATCGTCAGCGCCAGAGCCGTCGGCGAAGATTTCACGATTTAAAATGGCCTGTTCGCCTAAGTGACTGAGCGCGGGCCAGAAGAAGTCGAAACGAGTTTCGCGGGACCACATACGATTGAGTCCCTGCTGGTATGTAAGGTCGGCACGGATGTTTGCTAGACCCATGACGAAACCGTGTTCGACGAAGGACTTAGTGAATCCGGCTTTCGCCGAGACCGCGCCCATTGCGGCGAGGTTGCCTTGCGGTGTTAGTTCCGGGGAGATGTCGGACGGAGATTGCTGCGGGACCGGAGCGATAGAGATCATTTGAGACGATCCCGCTAGGAACTCGGGACGCTGTAGGCGTGCGTCCGGTGAGGTGACTCCGAAGTGAGATTTAAGGACTTCGACATAGCGTGTTCCGCCTCGCGCATCGCGCTCGAGTAGGCGTTGAATTTGGAATGACTGTCGAAGCTGATTGATAGTGAAGCCGGTTGCAGCGGAGAGATCAGCGACCAATTTAGGGTCGCTCCATGCTGCGTCGGTAGTGCCGGAACCGCTAGATTGCCAGTGGACGGTATCCACAGAGAGTTGAGATTGAAGCGGGCCGGATGCGGTGCCGACATTAAATTGAGGCACCTGGTCGGTGGCCGAATTGCCGATTACCGGAGCGGTATCGCCGAGGGGAACCGTAACCGGGTCCCCTTTCTGCGGCCACGGTAGAGCAGAGGTGAAGTAGTCGTGGCGTTTGCCACGTTTACGAATGGGATATTCGGTAGCAGTAACGGCATTGTCGCCGGTATTTTCCTCCGCGCTATCTTGGAGGTTTTGGTCGCGGAACCATTCGTTGTAGATGAGATTGTAGGCGCGGTAGGGTAGGTCACAGACGCGCATTGTTTCGTATGTCCCAAGCGGGATTCCGAAATAATCATTAAGCGTGTTTTCGACGACGGTTGTGAGGTTACGTCCGGGAAGTGTATACGCGGTAGTGTCGCCCGGATTGTCCTGTGCACCGTTGAACTTTTCCCAGTTGTCCCAGAGCAGACGGTTGGGTACGAAGAACCAGAAGGTTTCGAGATAGAGGTTGTCGAGCAGAGGCTTGATTGGAGTCGCCAGCCTCCCGAAAAGGGAGGCCGACAGGTTGAAGGTATCGCCGGGAAGGCACTCGTCGAGGAAGATTGGAATTAAGTCTCCTGCGTTGAACGCGGTTTTGAGACTTGATGAGCGATCAAACGATGATCGGGGGATTTGTGCCTTCGGTACTTGTGAGAAGGTGTGATTACCCTTTGATTTTCCGTACTTTCTCTTTCGAATTGCCATCGTGGTCCCCGATCATGTCCATTTGGTGTGTATCGGGTTCTTTTACCACGTACTCAATTCCGAGTCCAAGGCTTTCCGGAGTCAATAAGAGGTTGTACTGAGCGGATTCGTCGTCGAAGGTGCCGATCGTGAATAGTGTGTAGTCCTCCGGATGCGCACCGAATTGGTGGTCTTTTGAGTTTACGCAGTCTGCGAACGTGCGCTTTGCCATTGATGTTTTAGGCAAGATGAACGGAGGGAGATAGGCTTCAGCCTTGGCGTCGAAAATTGTGAATACATTGTGAATCATTTTTGTTCCTTTTGGTGGGTTGGTCGTTTGTATCTAGTAAGCCGAGCGTTTATTGCTTGGGCTTTTTGGTGAAGGCGCGAACCTTTTTCGTAAGGTAGGTCAGCGTGTGCTTTAAGGCGTTTGGCTTTGACTTCGGCCCAGAGGTCCGGTTGTTTATCTTTGAGCCATTTGTAGTAGAAGCGAGGTGGTGGATACTCTTTACCATCCATGACCACTGAGTCAGCTGGAAAGACCTCGCGGAAGTTAGATTCAAGCCAACGTAGTCCAATCGCTGGCTTGAGGGATGATACTTGGAACTCCGGGCATAGTTGCCATATTTCGCCGGTTTGTATGTCGAGTTTTTCATA